ATCTCACAATGTGTTAAATACAATAATGATAAATTAAACCGAGAAGAGGTGAAAATTTTACATCAATTATTTGAAAACAAGATAGAATATTGTAGAATGAAGAATATTATAGAAAGATATTTTGTAGAAACTGAAAGCACTACAACAAAACAATTAGATACCTGTCTTCGTATATTTAACGAAACTGAAAAACTTTTATTACCAGTTCCACAATGGAACGAATTTTACGATAACAAACCAAAAAGGACAGTGTTCTCCATACAAGAATTTGAATTACAAGAAACCGAAGTTGATGAGGTAGTAACAATCCAATTTAACCCAGAATGGGTCACCGAAGGTGACGATAGTGACGTTCGTCTTAAAAGAATTAAAACAGCAGTTAAATCAATGGGTGTAACTGAAATATATCGTGGTAGTAACATACTACCGAATGGTGTTAGAGTGTATGTTCTACAAATACGTTGGAAAGACACGAACGAGGAACGAAAATCAAACGATGTTGATTTTAAAGGATTTGTAAAACCACTCACAGAGTTATACTTCAAAAGACTTGAAAATAGAGAAGCAGTAAGAGCATACTTATATAAATCAAAAATAAATAAAAAAATAAATTATAACCTGTAAAATTAATTAATTAAAAACTCTTTTTTATTTGTCTGTCTATATAAATGAGTGTTAAAATCAATGTTAAAATCGCAAAATTTAGAAATAAAAATGACGAATATATCACCCCGAGTAGTATGGTTCAGCAATTATTAGACACACACCCCATTCCAAAGACGAAAATGATATTAGAACCCTGTTGTTCCTCACACAGGAGCATACCAAACACTTTAAAAAAGAATGGTTTTACAAATGTATTAGAGAACATCTATACCGAGAATGGTATTGATTTTCTTGAATGGAATTGTAACAACAAGGTAGATATAATTATCACAAATATCCCCTACGGTATTAAAAATTTCGTGAAATTCTTAACCAAAATGAAAGAGGTTGCCGAAGAAGAAATCATTTGTCTGTTTCCAATGTCTTATTTGAATGGAAAAGAACGATACAGGTTTTATCAGGATAAGAACTACCCATTGTCCGCTGTTTATCCATTTACTCGTTTTTCACTCCTCACCGAAGAGGCACAAGATAAATACAAAGGGGGTATGTCCTTGTATGGGTGGTTCGTTTTCAAGAAGGGACATACTGGTTGTTGTATAATGAAGCAAATTAATAATGACCCTTATATAATAACGGATATAAGAGGTGCTTACAAGACACACTCTCTTCAAAATGTAGAATCCAGTATATGAAATGAAATTATAAATTTTTAGTTCTCATTTTAACACATACAAAAATGTAAAAAATTGAATTCATTTTTTAGAAAGAAATTATACGCAATATAACAAAAAACAAAAGCAAAGCAAAATAAAGCAAAATAATCGTATAAAATTGAAAGGTCTTTTTTGGAACTATTTATTGATAACTATTAAACAAAATAACTATCAAAGCAAATCAAAACAAATTATTCAATTAATTATTAATACAATATTAACAAAATAACTACTAACAAAATGAACTCAACCTGTTACTCACTAAACACTACTATTGACGAAACCTTCAAAAACTTCCTTAAAACCGAAGTCAAAAATGGTAATGGAGAACAAGTCAAAACATTAATCAATGAGATTGATAAATTAAAACAAGGTAAGACCCCCAATATATTAGATAAAATGACTATTGAGGGATTAGAAGAAAATGAAAAGCAAAAATTCTGGACTGCTTCTGTTGAGTTTAACAACCAACTACAAGCAGAATATGGAGAGCAATATTTTAACAACACTGACGAAGTAATGAGAAGAACTCGTGAATTTCAAGTGAATTATATTAAAAATAAAAACAACCCAAAATGTGATAATTGTGGTAAGCAATGTGAATGCTCTTACGGACACAACGCAATCCCTCTACTTGAAGCAGGTAAAAGAGTGTGTGGTAAATGTAATGCCCTCGTAATTCAAATGAGAATGAACCAATATAGTTGGAAGGACGAAGAAATGATAAAACATATTAAAGTTCAATCACTCACACCCGAAGAATTCCTACAAAGAGAGGCGACAATGTGTGCTAAATGGGAAAAGAAACAACAACTACAAAACGAGCAAATTAAAAAAAATATGATTGAAAATTATACTAAACGAACTCACGTTGAATTAAAAACGGGAGAGATTGATTGGGACAATATTAATGAATGGAAAAGCGAGGATTTATTTAGAAAAAAAATGAAATCTTTTACACCGACCAGAGATTTTGAGAAAGACTATAAGCATTTTATAAGAATTTGTGGCGAAGTCAAAAATGAACTTCAAAATGAAAGGGTTGCTAAAAAATTGATTGCCCTTAATGACCTCCTCTGTGAAGAAGACTCAAATAAACAACTCAAAAAGGACACAAAAAAGAAACAATCTGCTCCAAAAAAGAAAAACATTTGTAGTTGTGGTAATAAAAATTGCGAACCTCGCCCTCCAAAAGAGCGTTTCTCCCCAGCAGGTATAAAAATTAACACAAAACCATTACAAGAAGCGTGGGATAGAAAACACGGTAAAATCCCACCACTATTACAAAAAATTTAGATTATTATTATTATTATTATTATTATTATTATTATTATTATTATTATTATTATTCAATGTAAAATTAAAAAAAATGAAGGGAAAACCCTTTTTTTATTTATAAAAAATTGATTTAAAGATTAAGATGTATTATAATGTATAATAACAAATGCCGAAATTAGTAACAAATTACCAAAATACTATAATATACAAGTTGATGTGCGACGATGTAGATAAGGTCTATATTGGTTCTACTACATCATTTAGACACCGCAAATCAGCACACAAAAATGCTTGTTGTAATGATAAAGACCGATACTATAATAAGGATAAATATAAATACATTCGTGAAAATGGTGGTTGGAACAACTGGAAAATGATTGAAATAGAAAAATACCCTTGTAATGATTATAATGAAGCATTTGCTCGGGAGCAATATTATATTGACTATTATAAGGATAAAACGACGAATATAAATAGAGCATTCGTTGATAGGAATAGTGATGAATACAAGGAAGAAATAACATTATACAAAAAGGAGCATTATAATAAGAATCGTGAAGCAATATTATTATACCACAAGGAGTATCAACAGGAAAATAAGGAAGAAATAGCATTATACAAAAAGAAGCACAGTGATAAAAACCGTGAAGCAATATCATTATACCAGAAGGAGTATCGTGAAAAAAATCGTGATAAAATATTCTTACAAAGAAAACAGTATCGTGATAAAAAAAAAGCAGAACGTTTATCAAATACAGGAGAAAATAAAAATATCAATATAAATATAAATGACGAAATTACTGAAAAAAAAGACAATTGATATGGTAGATACGAATATCGTGACTCCAATAGAAGCGTTTAGCATACAAGGTAAGTATAAAATCATCGGTTCAAATTCCTACCGAGCATTACGTTACGCAAATGATTACGATATAGCGAGTCAAATAAGTGGAAAAAATACAAACTATTTAGAAAAAATAACCCAGCATTTCAAAAAACAATTCGTAAAGGCAAAATCAAGCGAAAATATATGGATTACTGACTTCAAATGTGGTATGGACGAGCGACTATCCTATTTTGGTGATTATACCGACGCAGATATTCAACAGTATATAAAAAACCCATTCTTAACAGATAGTCAGATAAAGACTATTCTGGACGGCAGTGAAACGGAGCGAATAGAATATATAAAATCATTATTTGTATTGAGATGGGACTATAATGATATTATCAAGGGATATAAGACCCTTTTTGACGGGACTAAAAAGTATTTTAAAGACTGCCTGTTGGATAAGACAATAATGAAGATAGATTTATTAATATTAGTAGGTAATCAGTTAGCAGAAATTAGTGAAAATTATACAATTAAAATAGGTGATAAAACGAATCAAATCAAGGGTTCTAATACGAAAAAAGAATTACAAAATTCGCTCCAATATGATATAGACAAATTCAGGAAGACAAATTCATTTAAATCCTTAAAGCGTTTATACAGTCTATTTTTATTAGAAGGTGAGAAGAAGAATAGAGTAATAATAAATAAACTAATAGACTTTTTCAACTCACAAGTGGGTGCGTTGTATCAAGTGAAGAGCGAATTAGATGTATTGAAAGTTGCTCGGGAGCAGAAATTCCGTTTAATGCCGTTTAAAATAATATATAATAATTTACAATTTATAAAAACACAGATAAGCAAGGTGTTCTCAATACCGATTGATGATGAGGTATTTGAAAGTATAAATGAGGTGGAAGAAAAAGATGTTGATTTATTAATAGAAAATTTGAGTGAATATTTTACGAAAAAGGTGAATAATAATAGTAAAGACTTTTTAAAATCATTAATTTAGAAGGTTCAATATTATTTTATACTCATATAATATAATATGAGTTTAGTCAATATACAAGAAAGTAATTTAACTAACGTAAAGGAAATCGTATGGGGTGACGCAACAACACAAACGACTGCTAACACCTTTCCACTTGTGGGTGTTCCAACTACATTGAACCCATTAATTCCTAATTTTACAGCAACAGGTGGTGTGGTTACGTCAGTCATTGGTAATGTAGTCCCAACAGGTGGGTATATTGCGAATACAACCTACCTTATTGAAGTAAGTTTAATAGTAGGCGATTCAACAGGAGCACAAGGGTTAAGGGGTGGAACAATGATAGTTACCCCTGCTCTTGGAGGTAATCCATCAGAAGTCACACAACAATTATACGGTAATCTCGCAATTGGTTCAGCAGGATTATTTTGTAGTCCTTCCACTACACTCCAACTGATATATACAGTCCCACCGGTCGTCCCAGCAACAGGATTACAGGTTGAAATATTATTACCTAACACTATCCAACTCGTAGTAGAAGCGTGTGATATTCAATTTACACCACTCATATTATAATTTAGTGATTTTATATATATTATTTTATAGGTATATAATATAATATGAGTTTAGTCAATTTAGACAATCAAGCAATCTATTTGAAAAGTATAGAATTTAGTGATGGAACAACTGAAATACCACCAGAAGTATATAGATTTTCAGTTCCTAATATAACAGGGTTACTTGGTGGAGGTGTGCCTAATTTAGTCTATACTACCCCAATATCATTTGAAGCAGGTGTATATTTGGTAGAACACAATATAGCGATTGGTTCAGAGATGGTAGATTTTGATAGTTCCGTAGATGGTTCTAATTTATCAGTAATCGGTCGTCAATCAGGCGACATTGCTGGAACAGGTGGAAACCCAGCAACAAGTGGAAATCCATCAAACGGTGGTATAACAACAGTATTTAAATGCCCTCACTGTTCCGTATTTAATAATCCAACACTCCAACCATTCACAATAAATTCATCAGTCCAGTTTCTTGGTTTTGCTACATATCAAGCAGGTGGCGTGTTGGGTGGCGATGATTACACAGGACTAATGAGTTTTACAATCACGAAAATCAATTAACATTAAATCATTTTTAGTTGTTTTGTATATATTATTTTATAGGTATATAATATAATATGAGTTTAGTCAATATCAACGATACTGTAATATCACCGAAAAGTATAACATTTGAAAATGGTCTAACAATCTCGTCAGCAAATAACCCATCTGGGTTTCAATATGCTCCACCAATAGTCACAGACGTGGCGACCGCAGTTCCAATAAGTTCAGCAACTCCATATCAATTATATACAGCAGTTGTTGCTGACCCAACCCACTCTTATCTCGTGATGATTTCAATATCTGTATCTTGCGTTATACCATCAGGAGATGACGGAGCAGGTAGTATGAATATAAAATATTATACTGGTTCATTATTTAATATAGAAATACCAAGATTAGAATATTACTGGGAGAGTGATGGTGCGAATATCCAAACAGATGGTATAAACACTTCGTTTATTGTATGTCCGAGTGATTTAACCGACGGAGCATTTAGAATAATGATAGACCTTGATAATGTAGGAGGAACATATACTATACCTGACGCTCTTGGACTTCAAGTAGTCACCCTTGTTGATTTAGGAGAGCGTGATTTAACCACATCAAGCAGTGGATTTCCACCAAAACCCTCTCAACCGAGTCCAATTGATGTCCCTTTACCAAGTCGTGTAATGTTCGGTCAATAGTAATAAGATTATACAATTATTTTTATAATCTTACGAAAAAATAATATAATTATATGTTATATATAATGGCGTTCAACTACGAAGAGGTTGGAATACCAATCGCATTATTAGTAGATGATAACAAAAAAGCAAAGAACTGGACTACGCTGTATTTAGCAGAAGAAAAGTTATTAAAAAATGTAGATACACCCTTAAAAGAGGTAAAACTAATAAAAGAGTCACAGCATTTTCAACCTATACCCAACAAGAACACAGAGAGAAGTATCAATTACGTAACGGGGTCATCGGGTTCAGGTAAATCACATTGGTCTAAAAAATATATTGAGGAATATCACAGAATATACCCCAAGAGAGAGGTATATATATTTAGTGCGTTGAAAGATGATAAGACGCTGGATAAATTGAAATATTTGAAACGCATTAAATTAGAAGGTTCATTTATAACTGATGAGATTGATGTGGGTATATTTAAGGACAGTATGCTTATTTTTGATGATACTGATACAATTGATAATAAAATTATTAGACACAAGGTTTATAGCATATTAGGTCAGGTATTACAGACAGGAAGACATTTCAATATATCTTGTATCTATACCTCTCATTTGGCGACTGATAAGAATAACACGAAATTAATTCTTGCTGAAACACATACAGTCACCATTTTTCCAACAGGACTGGGTGGAAGGTCTATAAAATATTTATTAGAGCAATATTTTGGACTGGATAGAATTGCTATCCAAAAAATTAAAAAGTTGAAATCACGGTGGGTTACTATATATAAATCTTACCCGATGTGTGTGGTAAGTGAAAAAGATGCTTA